ACTTTTGAGCAAGTTTACGAATATATGTCAATCCGGATAGGAACAGATCAAGCAAAGATTGAAGCTGAAAAATTTGTAAATTACTATGAAAGTAATGGTTGGAAAGTAGGGAAAAACCCTATGAAAAATTGGAGAGCATCAGCAAATAATTGGATAACTAACTCAACCACATATGCAAAAGGAACTACAAACAATCAACGAAAGCTTGATAAAAACGAACTCGAAAACCTTAAAAACTACAACTATATCCACTCTACTTCCTATGGAGCAGGAGATTATGACCGCATTTTCGGGGGAACGAATGAGGAACATAAACTCTACCATATTTAAGCAGAACCTTATTTACTTGATGCAGCTTGTAGGTATTAACAATCCTGGAGATGTTAAGTTGGCAATCTTAGAGGATTGGATAAGAACTGAGTACGGGAACTTTACAATAAACGAAGTTAAAGTAGCGTTTAAGCAAATGGTAGCTAATGACTTTATAGACCACTACCAGAATTTTAGCCCTGCATACTTTAGTCAAGTAATGGATAGGTACAAGAAAAAAGCAAACGAAGTAAGAAAAATGATGCCACAAGAACGAGTAGAAGCAATACCACACTTAACCGATTTAGAGATAATTGACTACAGTTACCAAGAATATAAGGTTCTGGAAAATAGAACTTTTGACAGGTTGTTTAACCCATTATCCGTATTTACAAAACTTAATAGTTCAGGCATCAAGGTATGGACAAAAGAAGATGGCGCACTTGCTAAAAAGAAGCTTATGGAGATTATTACCTACAAAGCTAATAAAATGGACATCATAAGTGCAAAGCAGTACCGAGACGAATGGACTGAACAATGGTTAAAGAACCAGGCTCGAGCAGTTGCCGTAGCTTTATTTTTTGAACAGCAAATAAAAATTGGCAAAGTTTCATTTTCTTAATATAGTTTTGTAATATGACCGCAAACGAATTAACCAAAGAAGCTATCCAGACCCTAAATAAAAACGGGTGCTTTGTATGGCGTAATAACAATTTAGCGGTTCGAGGTCGCACCTTCATAGGACTTAAAGGAGTTCCAGATGTAGTAGGCTTTCACACACAAACAGGAGTTGCGGTTTATTGCGAAACAAAAGCCATAGGAGATAAACTTAGCAGCTACCAAATAGCATTTTTAAACTTAGCAAAAACGGCAAATTGTTTTTGTTACATAGCAACCGAAGATAACGGCAAACTAACCTTAAAAGAATATGAACAAGAATAGCATCATATTAGAACTTTGGGAAAGCCGAGAACTTAAGGAAGCAATAGACAAGATGCAGCCTGAAGATTTACGAGAAGATTTAAGAAGCGAAATATTTAAGGTACTATGCGAAATGGACGAAGAGCGTTTAATTGATATGCGCACCCGGAACGTATTAAAGTTCTATTTGGTTAGAACTATGATTAATATGATGCAGAGTAATACAAGCCAATTTTATAGGACATACAGAAAACCTTTAGAAGTAGAATTAATAGTACACGATAGAGACGAAGATTTACTAAACAAAGTAGAAGACGAGTTATCTAAAATGCACTGGTACAAAGCAGAACTTTTAAGAGTTTATGCAATTAAGCACAACTGCAACGCTAAAGAATTAAGTAGGGTTACAGGTATTCCTTATATGTCAATACATAGGGAATTAAAATTAACTAAACGAGAACTTAAAAAACAATTACGCAAATGATAATTATAGCAGCAATATGCTTTGCAATTTTCTTTGTAGAGATACACCAATTTCATAGGAAGTGGAAATTAGATTTTAAGCCTTTTAGTTGCACGAGTTGTTTAGCAGCTTGGACAGGTTTGGCTTTATATTTACTACCTGCAATATGTACTGATGTTATTGCGTTTGTATTTATTCCGGGAGTGTTAGCACCTTTACTTTCAAAAATAATGTGGAACTTATGGAAATAGAACACCGCAACTTTTTAGATCAACACATTGGTAATTGGCATACAGTCCAAAATGGTTATGTGCGTAATATCGATTTAGACATCTTAAAAATGTACGAGCATATTTATCGCAAGTATATGAGTCCAGATTTTATTTTAACAGTATGGTGCGGTAATTGTATCTTCGATATGATTAAACGCTTATATACTTGGTACGAAGAGCAACCCAAACCAAAGAAACGTAATGCAAAGAGTAATTAATTTTAGCGGTGGCAAAACTTCTGCTTATATGACTATTCAAGAATATAAGCCAGGAGACATAGTATTGTTCTGCGATACTATGAGGGAACACCCTAAAACCTATAAATTCATTAATGACTTTGAAGCGTTTGAAAATATACCAGTAACAAGAATAAGTTACGAAGGTGGCTTTGACGGAATGTTAAAAAAGAACAAAGCATTACCTAATCAGTTTAAAAGGTTCTGCACAATAGAACTAAAAATTAAAACGGCTAAAAGATATTTAAGAAGCATAGGGGTAAGAGAATTTGTAAACTTGGTAGGCTTTAGATATGACGAACCAATGCGAGTTAGCCGACGTACTCAAAGATTTAAGAAGGTACACGATAAATTCCCTTTGTTTGAAAGCAAGGTTACAAAGCAAATAGTAAACGAGTATTGGAGCAAAAAACCTTACACTTTGGAAATACCTTCTATATTAGGAAACTGTACTTTGTGTTTTATGAAAGGTAAAAATGCTATCTTAGCAATATTAAGGGAGTTCCCAGAACTTGCAGACGAATGGATCAATGACGAAAACAATAGCAAATACACTTACTTTAATGGAGTAACAATAGAAACGCTTAAAAGTATATCACAAAATAATTTGTTTAAGGAATTTGATTTAGATAACATTAACCCTGCGTATGACTGCGCTTGTACTACTTAACTATGGCAAACTTTATACACCCCACCGCTATCATTGGCGATAATGTAATTATCGGAGATGGCAACTACATTGGTCCTTATTGTATTATCGGAGACAAAGCAGAGCATAAGAAGTTCTGGAATAAAGAAAAAGGCAAAGTTTACATAGGCGATAACAATGTTATTACAGGACTTGTAACAATAGACGCAGGAACCGAAATAGATACCTTTATAGGCAATAATTGTTTCATAATGAAACACGCACACATAGGACACGATTGCACTATCTTAGATAATGTAACAATAAGTTGCGGAGCAAAAATAGGTGGGCATTCTATTGTAGATCAAGGTGCTAATATAGGACTAAACGCAGTTCTGCATCAATTTGCAAACGTAGGCGAAAATTGTATGGTTGGCGCAAGTGCCTTCTTAAAAGGAGATGCAAAACCAAATACTAAATATGCAGGAGTACCGGCAAGGGAAATCGGCTCAAACATAAGATAATGAAAGTAGCTATTTTATTACTTGCACAAAACAGACACGATTTAACGCAGCGTGTAATTAACCAAAACTTTTTTAACTCTGGTTACAATGCGGACTGCTTTTTAATAGATAACGGAAGCGACACGCACGAAACTTTTAACTACCCTTTTGCCGGTTATGACTTATCAAAAGAAAAGAGAGGCATAGCAGCCGGAGTTAATGCAGGACTTAGGATAACGCAGTACTACGATGCGGTTTGTTTATTAGCTAATGATATTTTATTACCACAAGATTGGTTAGCTAAGTTTGTTCTGTTTGCACAACGAATAGAGAAGACAGGCATAATAGGAATACATTGTGTAGAGGATTTGCCACCAATAGTAGACGGGGTACATAAAACACATACACCCTTTGGCGATAACTTTATTACCCGTGAACTTATAGACGCAGTTGGCGGCTATAATACTGAGTACGATCCATACGGAATGCAAGACAGAGATTATGGGGAACGAGCAACTATTACAGGCTTTACTAATTATTACCTTCCAGATATGAGGTCGGAACACATAGGACACGATGTCGGTAACGGCACGGAATATAGACGAATGAAGGACGAAAGTTTACAAAGGGCGCAAAGCGTATGGGAAAAATACCAAGACATATACCACAACCAAAAGAACATAAGATGCGAATACTTTGTATAACTTCTGCGAACTCAGGCGTAGGACTGCATAGAATTATGATGCCAATAGTACACTTAGAAAAGGAGTACGCACTTATAACAGATGTACTTAATGACGAGTTATTAGAGCAAGGTTGGGATATTGTGTTAATGAATAGAATGCTTAATGAGATAGATGCCAAGCAAATGGACACCTGGCGAACCAAGTACGGCTTTAAGTTGGTAGTAGACAATGACGATTACTGGGAACTAAACGAAAGCCATTTATTGTATTTAAGATATAAGCTTAACAATATACCTAAACTAATTACCGACTACTTAAAGATAGCAGACCTTTGCACCTGTACTCACGAAAGGTTAGCAGGAGAGATAAGTTCTTACAATAAAAACGTACATATATTACCAAACGCTTTACCCTACGGACAAGAGCAGTTCCAGGATAACAAGACAGAAGATTACAAGGTAAGATTGTTTTGGTCAGGTAGCGGAACGCACGAACGAGATTTAGAAATACTTAGGCAGCCATTTAAAAGGTTACAAGGTATGAATATAAGAACTGTAATAGCAGGTTACAACGATGCGGAGAAACCTATATGGGATAAAATGATTGATGCCTTCACTTGCGGTTTAAAGCTAAACCCTACGATCTATAACTATGCAAGGGTTACAGAATATATGGGTGCATATACGGATAGCGATATTTCAGTTATTCCATTGGTAGATAACAAGTTCAATGCTATGAAGTCAAATTTAAAGGTATTAGAAACCGCTTCTAAAAAGAACCCTGCTATTGTTAGCTATGTCAATCCCTATTTAGATATGCCCGTACATTACGTTAAAAGCCAAAAGGATTGGTACAAACATATAAGAGATTTAGTAAGCGACGCGGATATGCGAAAGGAAAGCGGACAGAAGTTATTTGAGTTCTGCCAAAAGAAGTATAACTTTGACGAGATAAATTTAGACCGAAAGTATATTTATAGTAAACTATGCCAATAACAAGATGCAGTAACGGAAGGTATAAAATCGGACAAGGTGGCTGCGTGTACGATACTGAGGAAAAAGCTATGCAAGTTTGGAAGGCTATTCTTGCAGGTGGTAAATTTGCTGAAAGTTACACCGACTATCCGGAGTCAGCTACTAACAACGCAAAGAGGGCAATAGAATGGGCTGAGAAAAATGGTTGGGGTTCTTGCGGAGAAGCAACAGGTAAAGCAAGAGCAAGACAGTTGGCAAATCGTGAGCCGATTAGTAGAGATACGATTGCCCGTATGGCTTCGTTTAAAAGACACCAACAACATAAAGACGTTCCTTATAGCGAAGGTTGTGGCGGTTTAATGTTTGATGCGTGGGGCGGTACGAGTGGGATTGAATGGGCAATTAATAAACTAAAGGAAATAGACGGAAAATAATTTGCATACTTAAATTTTTTAATTATTAATCAACGGAAAATTTAATGGGGAAAGTATGCAGAAACACACGCAGATATATTTGCAGGGAATGGGGTATAAAACAACGGACTTTGTTCCCTGTGAAGTGTGTGGCTCACAAGCAGTAGACGTGCATCATATTGAGGCAAGGGGTATGGGTGGCAACAAAAAGGCAGATGTAATAGAAAACCTAATGGGATTGTGTAGGAAGTGCCACATAGAATACGGAGACAAAAAACAATATAAAGAGTTCCTAAAAGACATACACGCAAAGAATTATGGCAAAAGGTAACGAGAATAAGTATGTGTATTTTTTTGACTTACTAACTCATAGTGAGGGAAGGACTTATGTAGGCTCAACAAGTAATATTAAAAAAAGATTTGGTGGGTATAAAAATTGTAATGATAATAGATACGTTACTAATTCTATAAAGAAATATGGATTTGATAATTTTTATAAATTAATTATAGATTTAGGAAATATACCTTATAAAGAAATGTTATTATGGGAAAAATTTTATATATCTTTATTCGGAACATATAATAAAATAAATGAGAATGGAATGAATTTAGTAGCTAATCCTTCTTATGCTATAAGCAAAGACCCATTAGTAGCAAAAAAAATATCAGATGCCCATAAGGGTAAAAAATTAACAATAGAGCATATTAATGCTATTAAAAAGGGTACAAAAGGAATAACTAATGTAGGTATAAAAAGACCTTATTTATCAGAAAGAAATAAAATTGTTAAACCTGCATTAGGTAGGCACGGAGAGAAACACCCAATGTCTAAGAAGGTATTATATGTTCCAGAAAATAAAATATTTGAATCATTTACAGATTGTGCATTATATTTAAATGTTTCAAGACCAACAATTAGAAATAGAGTTTTAGCTAACAATATAAATTATAAATTAATAGATGGCAAAAGTTAAAGAAAATAGTAACAAAATTCAATTCGGGAAAAGGAAGCGAGGCTCTGCAAAGAAGTCCTTTAACAAGCACACACCCAGAGAAAAAGCATATAGAGGTCAAGGACGATGAGAAAACTAAACGCTATATGGCTTATCCTAACACATAAGGCATACTTCGTAGCAGTATGTAAGACGGGTAAAAACGGAGACGATATGACCACGATAGGACATTATACCTATGCTATGGCAGAAACCCTAATTAACAAACATATAGCAGACGTAGATACTTACTTAGATCAAGAAGACGCAATAGACGAAGCAAACGATATAATTAACGGCATACTATGATAATACTATCAAGCCAAGTAGAGAGCATAGCCTCACGCAAAGACAAAACAATAAAGCTAACTTTAGCAACCCAAGAACTAAGTCCTAAAGATGCAGCTAACCTATTCCAACTTAACCAACAATTTTGCTACTTAGCAATTAAAGAAGAGCCGTTTAGTAAAGAAGAGCAAGACATCGTAGAAAACCTTAAAGCAGACCCTGACACGTTCAAAACACCGAGTCAAAGATTACGAGGCATCTTATACAGAACATACGAACAAGACAACGAAGGGTATAAAGATTTCAACACATATTACCTATCCGTTATGGAAAGGATATGTCAGCACTATAAAACAAAAATAGATGGGTAGGCATAAAGCAATAGAAACACCAGAGTTAATGCTTCAATATTTTACCGAGTATTGCGAGTATTGTAAAAGCAATCCTATTAAAGTTCACGATTTCGTAGGCAAAGACGGAGACGAAGTTTACAGATTAAGGGAGCGACCTTTGACAATAGAAGGCTTTGAAAACTATTGTTATAATCAAGGAGTTATAAGCGATTTAGGAAGATACTTTGCCAATTTAGATAATGCTTATGAGGATTTTCGTACCATCTGTTCGCGTATTAAGAAAACAATTAGACAAGACCAAATAGAAGGGGGAATGGCAGGGGTTTACAATCCAAGCATTACTCAGCGTTTGAATAGCTTAGTAGAGAAGTCAGAAAACAAACACGAAGTAAGTGAGATAAAAATAACTTACGATAGATAATGCAGACAGTAGGCTTGAAGTTACATAACCCACACCCAGCGCAGAAGCAAGTAATTGAATGCGATAGTAGGTTTATTGTAATGATGGCAGGTAGAAGGTTTGGTAAGTCCTTGATTAGCCAAACTATAAGCATAGATACCGCAGTTAATAAAAAGCGTGTAGCTTACATTACACCTACTTACCAATTAGGAAAGATATTTTTTAAGGAGATAGTTGATCTATTACCATTGGAGATATACTCAAAAAATGAAAGCGACCTGGTAATTACTTTCATAACTGGTGGCTCAATTCGTTTTTTTACGGGCGAAAGGTTAGATAATCTTCGTGGTTTAAAGTTTCACTTGGCAGTAATAGACGAGGCGTCTTACATACCTAACTTAGAAGACGGGTGGCTAAACTCGATAAGACCTACCTTAACCGACTATAAGGGTAAAGCTATATTAATTAGCACCCCTAAAGGTAAGAATTACTTTTTTAGTTTGTTTAGCAAAGCCGAACCCGATTGGCAAAGCTTTAAGTTTACTACATACGATAACCCTTACATAGACCCGAATGAAATAGACGATGCTCGTAAGCAACTGCCAGAGGTTGTATTTGAGCAGGAGTATATGGCAAACCCGGCTGAGAACGCAGCTAACCCTTTCGGAAGCCAACATATACGCAAGTGCTTACACCCAGTAACAACTATGCCGGTAGTAGCTTATGGAATTGACCTTGCCAAGTCGGTCGATTGGACAGTTATCGTAGGTTTAGACGAAGACGGGAATGTGGCTTATTTTGACCGCTTCCAAATGGATTGGCACAATACCAAGCAAACTATCCTTAGGCTGCCTAAATGCCCTATCCTTGTCGATTCTACGGGGGTTGGAGACCCGATACTTGAAGACCTGCAAAGAGAAGGGGTAATGATACAAGGCTTAAAGTTTACAAGTTCAAGTAAGCAGCAGCTAATGGAAGGGCTACAGGCTGCCATACATCAAGGTAAGATAGGCTATCCTGAGGGTATAATAAGCCAGGAGTTAGAAGTATTTGAGTATCAATACACGGCAACGGGAGTAAAGTACTCAGCACCTTCAGGCTTTCACGATGATGCGGTTGTAGGCTTGGCTTTGGCTTGGCAGAACTTCAGCCTTAAACGTGGCACGGGCAGGTACGCCTTTCTATAATTGCAACAAGGTTACAAAAATAAATTTGGTGGATTGTGTAAAACTTGTATATTTGGTTATTATTTAATCAAAACACAAACACAATGAAAAAAGAAACCGCACAACTTTTAGCCGTATTTTTAGTAGCTTGTTACCTTATTGGTCAACTTCAAGACATCTACTCAAAATGATCTACGCTATATGCCTTCTGCTAATTGCGACAGGTTTTGTAATGGCAGCATTAACCGACTATTTAATTAAACACAATGACACAAAGCACAAAAGAATACATAGACAAGTATTACGCAAGTGAGCCGATTAGTATAATGATGAATAACATTGATGCTACCTATCTGGAAATACTTACCTACTGCAACGAGAAGGGTTACGAACCTGCAAAGCGTAGATTAAGGAAACCAGAACATAAGTCAATAATCGGCTTTTTTGACATTGATAACTACAAACCCGAAACAATATAAAATGGAACTACAACAAATCTTCGAAACAACAAAAGAACAAAGGACTGAGTTTACCTATCAATTAATTGAACGCTTAAACGCAGGGGAACTTGATCCGTTAAAAACACATCTCCAGGTTAAAGCCTTAGAGGATATGCTTGAAACTCTAAAGGCAAACAAAGACTACAAAGATGCCGTATTACAAGCAGCCGTATTAAATGGCAAGGACTTTGAGTATATGAGTGCTAAGTTCAACATTAGAGAAGTAGGCGTCAAATACGATTATACCAAATGCGAAAGCCCACAATACGAGGAAATATTGACTGAGTACAATAGTGCAGCTAAAGCCAAAAAGGATATGGAAGAGTTCCTTAAAAAAGTGCCACATCAAGGACTTGATATTATAAACGGAGTTACTGGCGAGGTTACCAAAGTTTACCCACCTGCCAAAAGTAGCACCACATCTGTAGCAGTATCTTTAAAATAAAAAACAATGATTTTATTACCTATCGCAATTATTGTAGTACTTTTAGCCGTAATAGAAATACGGGATATGTATAACCAAACCAAATAAAATGTTAGTAGGAATTATTTGCTCGGTACTATTCGCAACCTTAATATCAATAGTTTGGGTTCGATTAATAGATCAAAGCAACAAGATACTTGAACAAGACAAAAAAGAAAACAAATGACTTGGAACGAATTAACGATTTGGCAGTACCAACAGATTTACCCAATAGTTACTAAGCCTGAAAAGGATTGGACTAACTTAGACGTGGAAAGTAAGTTAGTAGGTATAATATATAATTTAACCGACACCCAGGTGGATAGCCTATCTATTCAGCAATTCAATAATCTAAGGGCAACACTTAGCTTTTTAGACGATAAAATAGAAGGTAAGCCGGTTAAGTATACGGAAGTAAACGGCAAACGATACCGATTTGTTTATGATGTGCAGCAGATCAAAGCAGCCAGATATATTGAAAGCAAGGTATTTAGCACCGACTTAATTAACAACTTACATAAGTTAGCAGCCTCAATGGTTATGCCTCAGCGTAAAACTTGGTATAACAGATGGGTAGACGATACCTATGATGCAGCAAAGCATAGCGAGTATGCAGCCGACCTACAAGCCTCAAACTTTGTACACGTTTATCATTCGGTTGTTTTTTTTTATCAAGTATACAGAAATTGGATCGAGGTTTCTCAGGCTTATTTGATACAGGAAATGATGTTGAAGGGAATGAGTCCGGAGTCAGCGCAAGAGGCGGTTCAAATTTTATGCAGCACTTTGGATGGCAATATTGCGCCAAATCTGTTGCCGACCACGAAAATATCACAGTTGACCAAAGCTATGAACTTTCAACAATCCAGTTCCTAAATACACTTAGTTACCTGAAGGCAAAAGCCGATTACGATAAAGAGCAACATAGGAAACTTAAATAAGACAAGCCCTGCCATTTTTGGTGGGGTTAGTTATTTTTAGACCTTCCTTATATTTATTAGCGTGAGTATATCAAAGGCGCAAATACAAGCATTAAGGGAAGGCTTTTTAAAAAGCATAGGCGATACGGGCTTTGGAAAGGTTAAGGAAGGCGATTTGCCTGTATTAGAGGAAACATTGTCTTTATACGGACAAGCCTTTAATGATGCCCTAATCAAGATATTAGATCAAGAGAATATAACAAGTTCTGGTAAGTTAGCAGAACCGGCAATCGGGATTGTAACTAAATTTGGAAACAGTTACGTTTTAAGTTTAGGATATGAGCAAGGAAGCGAACAAGACAAATACTTTAGGTTTGTCAATAAAGGGGTTAAGGGTACAAACAATACAAAGGCAGATGCTAAAACGCCTTATTCGTTCAAGACAAGTAGCAAATCAATTCCGGTTAATGTAATAGAAAAATGGCTTAGTTATAATAAGTTAAAATCGGTAGCCGTTAAGAAGTATACAAAACTTGGAGCGGAAAGCAAAGCAATACAAGGCAAAAAATCTTTAGCTTGGGCGATAGCAAAAAGCATACATACTAAAGGACTTAGGTCTACGCACTATTTTGACAGAGCAGTAGCCCAAATATTTAATAAAGAATTTATTGAAAATATAGCAGTCGCAGTAGGTGGCGATGTATTAATTCAAATAAAGCAAACAGTAAACGAAAGCAAGAATGGCAATAACAATAACAAGTAGCCCTGCACCTTATTCGTCAATGCACGATAACCTTTGGTTTGTGTCAAGTTCTACTAATAGTGGAACTACAAACTTTAAGTTCGTGTATGATGTATACATTAACGGAAGCCAAGTAATTAGATCAAAGGTATTCCCTGCGCCAAGTGCAGAAGGTAGCTATGGGGTGTTTAACGCTTCTCCAATGGTAAGAAGTTTTGTAACTAACTATTTCGAGCCTTCAGGAAACTCAATACTTGTAGCATCAAACGATAAGATTAAAGTAGATTACCAAGTAAGGATAGGCGAAGAGGTTAGCGGTGTAACTACTACCAACTTAGCATCTGGCAGCTACTCAGCTTACAACTTTGTACCGCCATTGTTTGCCGATGTATTCTTAACAAAGAACAATACACCTTTAGTGTTATCGGACTATTACGATAATTTACTATTGGAAAACTTTACGGACGATTTTTTAACGGAGCGTGATATGGATAACATAACGCTTGAATACGGAGATAACTTTTACATTACGTTCCTACGCATAGCAACGGGCGGTTACTCAGCTTGGGTTGAAGTGTTAGGCGATGGCGATGTGGTTACTAATACAGTATCCGGGAATATTACTTTAGGCGGTCAATTCAATATGTTTAACCTACAAGCAGGACATATAAACGATTGGGCATCTGGAACTATAATTACCGAGAATACATACGGCTACAACTTCTATTTAAAAAGAGGTGTAGCACAAACAAGGGTAATTAAATTAAGACATAAGTGCTATCCTAAATACCAACAATTTAACTTAGAGTTCCTTAATAGATTAGGCGGTTGGGACACTAAAAAATTCGCTTTAGTTAATAGAAGGTCGAGCGAGTATCAAAGGGCATCATACAGGCGAAGCGATTGGCAGCTTGTAGGTGGTCAAATGACAAACATAGATGGATATAACAGATACAACGAAACAACTTTTAACTATGCTATTCAGCATAAAGATAAATATAGGCTTACTTCTGATTGGGTTAGCGAACAAGATTATTCGTGGTTGGCTCAACTTGTATCGAGTCCTATTGTGTATATGGAAGTACTTGGTGCTTACTTCCCTGTTACCATAAGTACAAGCAATTATGAGTACAAGTTAGAAAGTGCAGACAAACTATTTAACTTTGAAATTGAAATAGAAGTAGGCAAATACTTAACAAGCCAATTCAGATAATGATTAGTACAGAGATATACATAGAGGAACAAAAGATTGATCTATTGCAAGATATATCTACAGAGTTCACTTATGCCATTGACGATGTGAGTGAGTTCGGTAGTCGCAATACTTCTTTTAGTAAGACAATAAGCATACCAGGAACGGCTAACAATAACTTGGTATTTGGTTACATCTTCGAACTTAACAACGCTAACTTTACGGATAACACCTTACCAAACGTAGGTTATAATTTTAACGTAACCAAACAAGCTAATTGTAAAATCTTTATTGATAAGGTGCAGATATTTAAAGGCACTTTAAGAATATTAGAGATAGTAATAGACAAAGAAACTATTGAATACCAATGCAGCGTGTTTGGGGAATTAGGCGGTTTTATTAACCAGTTAGGAAATCAACGTTTAGAAGATTTAGATTTTAGTTCTTACAACCATACTTATAGCGTAGCCAATATTAGTGCAAGTTGGGATAACCCGGGCGGTTCTGGTTACTACTATCCGCTTATTGATTATGGTAATGTTAGTACCGGTACATACGGAGTTGCTAAAAAGGATTTTCAATATACAACTTTTAGACCTGCTTTGTACGTTAAAGAATACATACAAAAAATATTTGCAGGAACAGATTACACTTTAGATTGCTCGTTCTTTGATAGTGCTTTATTTAAGAGGCTTATTATTCCGCATAATCAAACAAACATAACAACGCTAAATAATACAAGCCTTAACGCAGCAGCAAAGCTGATAACCATAAACACTAATACAAGCCCTTATGTAGAATATACATTGATTACGGCAGGTAGCTTTACACTTGACGGGTTAGGGCAGTTGTTTACATACACAAGCGGTGTAACAATTACAACAGATGTGCAAATTTTATTAAGAGGTAACGTAACTTTTTTTAACCCAAGTTTGCCAAGCTATTCTGTTATACTTAAAAAGAATAACACAGAGATAGGAAGACAAGATTTTGATGCAAGTGTTAGTACCTTTATGAACTGCGACTTTACTGTTAACGGAGTTACATTTGCTAACACCGATTATATGCAGGTTGAAATATTAGGCAACGGAATTATAATTGATATTACTTTAGGCGAAATAGGTGTAACTACAAGCACCCCGACACAAGTCCAGGTTAACTTAGGAGAAACTATTAAGGTCAACGATACAATTCCTAAAGGTATATTTCAGCGCGACTTTTTTATGAGCATTGTTAAAATGTTTAATCTTTATGTTTATGAGAATAAGTTTAATGACAAAGAACTTGTTATTGCTCCGTATGTGGACTTTTATCCTGAGAAGTCGGCTGAAGCATTGGATTGGACTAACAAAGTAGATCGTGCAAAGCCTATAAGTATAAAGCCAATGAGTGAGGTTAATGCTCGTTATTATAACTATAAATTCAAAACCGATAATGACTTCTACGGGGAAAACTATCGCAAGAAGTATACCGAAGGTTATGGCGATTTTATTTACGATACTGAATTTGACTTTGTAAAAGAAACCGACAATTTAGAAGTTATATTTGCTGCATCTACTTTATACCAAGCTACCGGACAGGACAAAGTATTCCCGGCTATTTATAAGAAGTCAAATACGAATAGTGCAGAGGATAGAATGGATAGCATCATACGAATTATGCAAACCAAAAAGATAACTGGCGTAGGTTCTTGGAACATTATGAATACAACTACCAACTTAGCTACTTATACAAGCTATGGTTATGCAGGGCATTTAGATGATCCAATTAACCCTACTAACGATATTAACTTTGGCGCACCTAAAGAGATACAATTTAGACCTAATAGCTATCCGACTACTAATGTATTCAACGCATTTCATAGTCCTTACCTTGCTGAGATAACAAGCAAAGATAGTAAGCTATTAACTTGCTTTGGTTTACTTGATATAGTAGACATTTTTAATTTAGATTTTAGTAAGTACGTTTATATTGACGGGGTATTGTTTAGGCTTAACAAGGTCGAAAACTTTAACCCTATGGAATACAACACTACTAAACTATCATTCCTTAAAGTAATAGAAACAAAATACTAATGGCAGAAAATCAACTCTCGTTTGATATAAAGGTAGGTGGTAACCAAGACCAAGCTATAGGCTCGTTAAAAAAGCAGTTAAGAGAAGCGCAGCAAGACGTACAAGCGTTATCCGATAAGTTCGGTGCTACTTCAGAACAAGCGATTGAAGCAGCAAAAAGAGCTTCAGAATTAAAAGACAGGATAGGCGATGCAAAAGCTTTGACAGATGCTTTTAACCCAGATGCTAAGTTTAAAGCCTTAACCGCTTCGCTTAGTGGTGTAGCCGGTGGTTTTGCAGCAGCGCAAGGTGCAATAGGTTTGTTTGGTGCTGAGTCAGAAGCAGTAGAAAAAACTTTGTTAAAGGTGCAATCTGCTATGGCTTTATCTCAAGGCTTACAATCTGTTGGGGAAAGTATTGATAGCTTTAAGCAATTAGG